GCTGAAGAAGTAGTCGTGCAGCCAGCCGTAGTTCTTTGTCCAAATTTGACCGGCGTTGTTGTCGTACACGCTCCAGCTGCCGCTGCTGTCCAGCCAACCAAGCAGACCCTGGTTGTGGTGCATGTAGCGAGTGCCCCAGTCCGTATCCTGCATGTAGATGTAGTTAGCGGTCGAAGCGATACTGATGGAGCCAAATGTAGTGTTGCTGGAGTTCATCGGCGTGTAGCCGAGAGCGCTCGTGACCATCGACGAATTGATGCCGGTAATGTAGCCAGGGCCGTTCGAAAGCTGGTTCAGGTTGGTCAGGTTGCTCGAATCCCAAACCGTGCGCCAGCCTGTCCACGAGCCGTTATTTCGCCCACGCACGGCCATCTGACCAGTACGATAGTCGCCGTAGATTTGGTGAATCCAGGACGAGCTATACGCTTGCGTATGCAGAGCGCCGTCAGTTTGCCCAAGAATGGACATGCCCGTAACGTAACCAACGCCGTTGTTGAGTGCGTTGTCCGCGCCACCAATCGGGTTGCCAGAGTTCGAGTTGGTAAAGCCGCTCAGGTACGAGGCGGTCGTAGCCGTGTTGGCGTTACCAGTGATGGAAATGCCCCATGTGCCGCCCGCGCCCGTGCCGTCCGTGTAAGCGACAGTCTTGGCGTGATCAACCCACAGCGTCCACACTGGGCCGCTCGTGTTGGTCAGGATGTAGGTCTTGTTCAGATCGGTACGGAAGCACGGCATACCCACGACCAGATTGGACGTGGGGAAGGCGGTGCCGGACGACATAGACAGTGCCGTCAGGATGTTGTCCAGCAGCAGGCTTCGGGAAGCCGTGAGCGTCGTTGTATCGGGAATATCCTGGTAGGACTGCATCTTGATCTCTTTCTTTCAGTCGTGACTTATTATAAGTAACCTAACGCGGGGCTTCAATATCCCTGAGCCGACCACGAGACGGTCCCGCCGACACGGGTTCCCGACTGGGTTTCAAGCACCAAGGTGAATCCACCATCGTCGGGGTTCAAAACCTTCGGAATGGCGATCACAGTCCCGCCCTTGAGCGTCACGGTGATCTCGGGCGTAATGTGGAAGGATCGGTTGAAGTTGATGCGAACTCCATTTGCGGCATCAACTGCGGCGATCGTGACGGAGCCGCGATCGAAAACGTCCGGCACATCGACCGTCACCTTCATGTCCTTCAATTTGGCGCGATCAGACGTTGTGGATTTCAGGACTGCGCGGAAGATGGCGTTCTGATACTCGTAGTCGCCAGGGATGAAGTCTCGGAATGGGGCAAAGCCTGGCGCACGGCCGGCGTCAACCACCTGCATGAATGTCGCCATTGTCAGTGGTTCGGTCGAGACGATCATGTCCGACATCACGGCGTTCGCGTGGCGGCGATACTCATCATAGATGCCCAGCGCCTCGGCGATCGACAGCTTGCTCGCCTTTTTCAGCGCGTCGGTGACGTGCAGGCCCTCGTTGACGTAGACGTGATAGCCGACCGAGCGGCCAAACAACTCCATAACGCCGATGATCTCGTGAACCGCCAGCGTCACCACCTTCTCGAACTTCGTCTCCGTGATGGTCAGCGATTCAGATGCGTTGACCGTGGGTCGCTTTTCCAGCTTCTCGCCAAGGGCGATCGCTTCAGACATCAGCTTTTCGGACAGCTTCTCCAGTTTTTCGCCCAGTCTGACCGATTCAGAGACGGCCTTTGTTGTGGCTTTCCGAGTGTTGTCCGCAATGCCAAACGAGTCGCTTTTAGGCAGTGTGACAGCCTTAGCAAGAGCGTCGGCGACGCTGATGTTCTCATTCTTGGCGATGATCTGGGCGCGACGAAGCGCGTCCGAGATCGTCATGGCCTCTGTGAAGCTCTTGGCCACTTGAGCGAAACGCGCATCAGTGATGCCAAAGCCGTCCGACAACGGGCGAGTAAAGTCCTTGCCCAGCACCTCGTCGAAACGAATGTGTTCACACACTCGAAGCATGAAGGAGATGTTGTCAACGTAGCTGTCCGTGATACCCAAAGACTCGAACACGCCAAGCGCGACATCTTTGAAGGCGCGATCAGCCAGACCGAAAGATTCGTAGGCATTTTTTCCGATGCCGCGATATGCAAGCTCAGAGACGCCAAACGACTCCGACTTTGGAAGTGTGGTCTTCTTTGCCAGGATTTCCTGGAATGCTGCCGATTCAAACCACTGCTTTGTCGCGTTGAAGCGAAGGGCGTCAGATGTGGACAAAAACTCTTGAACGCTCTTTGTGGTCAGCTTTGCCAAAAGCTCTGCAAGAACGATTGACTCCGACAGGCGCAGAGTTTGGTCACGCCGCAGTGCTTCGCCAACCGTCAGGCTTTCTGATGCGGTTTTGGTGAAGTCCAGGGCGTACTTGTCGGACGCACTGAAAGACTCGGCGACAGGCTTAGTGACGCCTTTGCCAAGGCGCTCACCCACGCCGATTGTCTCGAACGTCTGAAGCGTTTGGTCGCGTCGAACGGAGTCCAGCAGAGCAAGACCTTCGGCCGCCGCTTTTGTAAACGACAGCGCGTACTTGTCCGATGTGGAGAATGCCTCTTGGAATGGCTTGGTAACGCCCTTTGCCGGCGTTTCCAGGAAAGCGATAAGCTCGTAGACGCCCTTGGTAGCGTCAAATCGTGTCTTGTCGCTCACTGTGACGCTTTCTGCGAGCGCCTTTCCTACTTGACGAGCGAGGGAATCGACTGTTCCGAAGGACTCGAACCACGCTTTGCTGGCTTGCTTCGAAGGCTTGTCGCCAACTGCAAGCGTCTCCCCGATCGTGAGGGTGTACGCCAACGAGGCGAGGCTATTCCAAGCCTTTCCTGCGTTGACGGACGACCAATTGAAGGTGGCCGAAGCCCACGTCAGCGGCTGTCCAGATGTGGAACTGACGCTTACGCTGTCGGCCATCTGTCCCTCAGTGGTGACTGATTAGGACATCGTGAACGTGAAGACGGCAGTCAGCGTATCGTCGGCACCTTTGTTCACCACCGGGAACACCACGCGATCAAGCATGATGCCGGCCGAGGCAGCGTTGAACACGCCAGCTTCGGTCAGAGCGCCAGTGGCAACGCCAGCAGCGAAAGTCGTGGTGAAGGTGAAGGTCTTCGCGCCGGCGGTGTGAGCGTAAGTCGCGGCCAGGCGAGACACTTCGGTGCCCAGGGTGGTTTGGGTTGTCGCGGCGGCGGCGGTGCCGGTGCCCACAGCGATATAGCCCATCACGCCAGGACGGCTTGCAGCTTTGCCGATTGCGTCAGCGATGAAGTCAAAGCCAACATCGACGATGATGTTGTCTTTCTGGGTCACTTCCACTTCACCGTTCGCTTTGGTAAGCATCAGGGTCAGTGCGCCGTGCAGTTTCAGCTTGTCATTGGCTTGCATGTTCGAGAACTCCTTAATTAAGGTTGGGGCTGAGTATATGTCAGTTGTGACTGACTGGCAAGTTTAATACAGAGTCAGGGTGTTGAAGGCACCCAGCGCCGTATAAGGTTTCTGATCAACGCCAGATTGTTGCGCATCCATGCTGGCAACAAACAGCGCTCGCTGAGACGGCTCCTGGCTGACGCCAATACAGACACGCTCATCCTGTGTCAGCAGGTACGGCACCACGTTGCGCCGGCCGGCTTGGTCTTCGAGGTAGAAGGCCGCCTCGTGGACGCTGTAGCCGACCTTCAGCGCGCCGTTGCTACCGCCCAGGCTGATGAAGATCGCGTCCGTCACCAGCTTGGGCTGAATCCAGAAGGTCTTGCTGAACGTAGATGGAATGCTCACAGACCAGCCAACTTGCGTCAGGTCAGACACGAAGACGCCTTGTCCGTAGCGTCCTTCAGCGTATGTCACCTGCTTGGCGATGGTGGGCAGCTTTCCGGAGACACTGTTGAGCGCCCCATTCAGTCGCCAGCCGTCGATGTCTGTGGCCAAAAGTCCAATGTCGGTCGCAATCTGGAATCGAGCCGACACGGACGCCGCATTGCCGGTGGGTGCCCAGGGCTTAGTCGCGTCAGCCTCGTTCCAAGCAAAATTGGCCTGCGCCCAAGTCAGCATCTGATCGGACACGGAGGCAATTGCTCCGAAGATGGTGTTTTGAGCGCGGAAGCGGTCAGGCAGCGAAACGTCGAACAGGTATTCGCCGTATGCAACGCCAGGCTCCATTTGGAGCGCGTCGTCGAAGTTATACAAGCCGTGCGTGATGCCTGGGAAGCCCTGAGCGTGTTTGTCCACATCGAACACCACGTTCGAGTTCTGCGGCTTTACCACGTCTGAATTCACGAAACTGGCAACGTCAGAGTAGATGCCAGGCGACGCGATAGCCTTAATCCAGAATGTCCGCGAACCCGTTGTGCCAGAGGGCATCGTGTAGGTCGTGGACATGGTTTGCGCCACCAGCAGACTGGTTGCCCATTCGGAGCCTTCTCGAATCTCGTAGGCAACGATGTTCACCTCCGAGTTTGGCCTCCAACGGAACTCCAGTCGGTTTGCCGACTGAATGCAATCGAACTGGTCAACGGCCGCCGGCGGGTCAAGCACCAGCCGGAACGTGGTCACGTTGTCCGAGTATTGACCTTGAGAGTCAATCGAGCGGATGTGGTAGTAGTACACGCCAGCGTAGTCCTGGTCGTGCGTGATCATCGTGCCCTTGAAGTTGGTCGTGATCAGGTCGGAGGCGTCCCACGAATTACCAACGCGAACCTCGTAGCCCTGAACGTCGATGTCCGCAACGGCATCCCATGTCAGCAGCAGATCGGACGTTCGGCGAGTGACGAGGAAGTTTCGGACATCGCCAGGCGCGGTCGTCTTGCCAATTGGCAGATAGCTTGTCGATACAACGCTGGATTTGCGGCCGAAGCTGTTGATCGCGCAGACTTGGAACTCGTGCGTGGATTTGCGGACGTTCTCGAAGTCCACAGACATGCTGGTTGTGGTGATCGTCTGCCAGGATGTCGCGTACTTCCCAGTGCGCCGCCAGCGAATCTCGAACTGCGGCATTGGCGCAAACCACGAGAGCGTCAAGCGTGTGCCGACAATGCCAGGCACGACCTCGTACTGCGCCTCTGCCACCGCGACGTTTGTGGGTGCGGTGACAGCGTTCGGGTCAATGACGGAAGTCTTGGGCGTTTCGAGCTTCAGGTTCTGCTCGATGGCTCCAAACTTCGACGCATTGTGTTCGATTGCCGTGATCAGGAATTGATCGTGCTTCGTGCCGTCTTGGGAGATACCAATGACGCGGGCGAGGATTGGTTCCAGCGATGCTTCGGAAACCATCCACATTGCGTTGTTCAACGGCAGTGCAGGCAGTGGATCAGTCCAAGTCAGAACCTCATGAACGCCGCCCTCCTCCAGCACTGGACGGTCAACAAAGCTGCCGTCAGGCAGACGCATCGACAGCATCGCGCCGTTTTGCGTCAGTGTGATTGGGGAGTCCAGAGTCAGCGATGTTGTGGTGCTTGCGGCGATTCGACCACCCATGCGCTTACCGGCGCGGTAGGTGTCGTGAATCTTGACGACCTCGCCTGGCAGCAGCGTTGCTCCTTCAAGGCCGACCTTGAACTGCACCATGTCGGACTCAAGGCGCTCGGTGTAGAGCAGCCAGCGACCAACTCGGTTGGCTTGACCACGGCTGGTACAGCCAAAAGCAACGATGTCCGTCTTTCGAATGCCGAACTTCGTGACCGACTCGGCGTCCTCGACGTACTCGATCTTCTGCTTGAACTTGTCCTGCGGATCGTTCCACGTCACGTTCACAACGGAGTGGCGATCGCGTCGCGCCGAACCCGTGTAGTTGAACATGCCGTCAATCACGTTCGACGGCGTGAAGATCATCGAGGGCGAAGTCGGGCTGTCCTGCGTGAAGCCGACCATGCCGCCATTCCAATACGCCATGCCACGGAATGCCGAGGTCAGGTCGGAGATCAGCTTGTAGGCTTCAGCTTGCGTCTGAATGACCGTGTTGACGACGAAGCGCGGCTCGTAACCGCCGAAACCGTCAGGCACCAGTTCGTCGCAATACTTGCCGATCTGATACAGCTTCGCCTTGTCGATCTGAGCCGGCTGAATGTAGTTGCCCAGGCCGTAGCGGGTGTTCGTCAGCAGGTCGTACAGCACCCACGCAGGGTTGTTCGACAGCGCGACCTTCAGACCCCCGTTCCAGATGCCAGAGTAGCCGCGAGTCGCCGGGTCGTAGTTGGACGGCACCTGAATGTAGAGGCCATTGACCAAATACGAGCGCTGGGGGACGTGGTTGAATTGAGCCGAGTCGATGCGAACGCCGACAATGGCCGAGTTCGGATACGACAGCTTCGACTCCATGATCTCGGTGTAGGAGTCGAACCACGTTTCATTGGACAGCGAAGCGTCCGGCGCATCATCGGTGATGCGCGTCATTCGAATGTTCCACGAGATTGCGCCGGCCGGCTTGGGCAGGCGAATGACGTGGCTGCGTTGATACTTCGAGTTTGTCTTGCCGGTGATGGTCAGAGTGGAATCGCCGTCGATCACGACATCAGAATACGCTCCGCCATTGACGGAAATGCTGAACTTGTACGAGACGGACGTGCCGTTGATGTCGCCCGTTGTCTTGTCCTGTTGACGCAGAGACGGGAGCGACACCACCACGCGCACGGCGTCGGTGGATGGAGCGTTGACGGTGATGACATGCGGCGAAGTTTTCTTCACCTGAACGCTCACGTTGTAGGGCGTCTCTACATCGGAGAATCCCTCGATCACATCTTGGTCTTGAGTTCCGTAGCGGGCGTCCCAGGACACGCCATTGAAGTTGTACGAGCCATCTGCGTTCGCCAGGGGCGTCTCGTCCAAGAAGATCGACTGCGCGCCGTTGACCAGGCCGCCAATGACGCCCTCGCCAATCAAGTCGAGCAGGGAGATCATCGCCCGCGACTGGAGCGAATCTTCCGCCTCCACCGCTTGACGACCGCCGCCACCGCCACCCTTGCCGCCACCACCTGCGCCGGCAATCACGATTTGCTTTTCTTCTTCCTTCATGATTCCGTCACAGCAGTTGGTCGATGGTCAGCGATGCGGAGATCGCATGCGAGCCTGCGCGAATCTGACCGTAGATCAGAGGCACTGGAACGCCCTGAACGGAGGTGTTCACGGGGCCATCGAAGTAGTAAGAAGTCTTGTCCTTGCGTTGCGCAGGATCATTGTTTTGAGGTTTCGGGGTCAGAGCTTCCACGACCGAGCCAAGCATCATAGAGACGCCGATGTTGCCGACCACTGCACCGATGCCCGTCCAGCCCATCGAGTAGCCGACATAAGCCAAGACAGCGCCGACGACGAACCGAACGCCCGAACTCGCACCTTCAATCACGGGCACGACATAGACCGTCTGCGGCTTGCGCTCAACCCACAGCGTATCGTTGTCAAGCTCTTCCTTTCGACCGTCTGCGTACTCGCACACCACCTTGTAGTATGGAAACGCTTTGAGCGAGTTGCGCACCCAGGCGAACAGCCCAGGCTTGTTCGCGTCGATGATGCGAAGCGCCTCTGGAACCGAGGTTGCCTCAAGCGACCACTCGCGCCCGAACTCCTTGCCCAGAGCGCCTTCCAGAACGACTTGAATCGTCATTTGCGCTCCTTATGTCGCAGGTGATGCGACGTATGTTTTGCCCACATTCCGCCGTACTGGTCGGTGCGAGACAGCCGCCCTTGGCAATGGTGGAGAATTTGATCGTTGCCGATGTAGATGCCGATGTGATTGGGCAGCGTTGCGCCCACCTGCATGATGAACAAGTCGCCCACCTGCGGCTCTTTGTCGATCAGCAGTTCGAAACCCTGCTCCTCGTACCCGTTTGCAAAGAAGTCCAGGCCCTTTTCCCAAAAGCGCTCCACTCTCGGGTACTCACCCAGGTGGATGCCGTACTCTTTGCGGTAGTAGTCGCGGACGAGCGTGTAGCAGTCATTGACGCCGTAGAGGTATGTGCGCCCTTCGTAAGCCTCCTCAACCACTTCGGGATTGAGCGTCACGATTGGCGTACAGGTCAGACCCTCTGCCGAGTTCCAGACAGACAGGATGTACCACGGCAGCTTGGACGCATTGCATCCGGCAACGTCCGCTTCAGACGGATTTGGCGGCACATCGACGTGCGTGTGCCAGATGCCGACAACTTCGCCCAGCTTCGAAGCCTCGATGTATTCCATCGGGTCGATTCGGAAGTTGGTGCGTGGATTGTCTGCGACATTCTTGCAGATGATGATCCTCTGGCGAGAGCCGATCGCAACCACAACTCCGCAGGCTTCGAGCGGATAGTTGGCCACGCCTTCCTGGCGCATGATGGCTTCAAGATCAGACGTTCTGGTCATTTCGCACCGATCCTGGGAAGCCCCCATAAGGCAGTGTCATGCCCATCGCGCCGTGTCGCGCTTTGCAAGACGAGAGACGCTTGGAGCAGAAGTCGTCCGCCTGTCCGCAGGGCTGATCATTCTTGTCGATGTAGAAACCGTTCCAGCCGCACTCGGGGCCGCGATACCGCCAGCCGCATGTGTTTTGAATGACCTGTCTCGCCGGCAGCATCACGCCCTGAAGGTCGAAAGCGGACGCAAGCTCCCACTCGACCACGTAGCGGTTCTCCGTCAGCTTGCGCTCCACATACCAGAGGTCGTCGATCAGACTCTGGTTGGGGTTGGCTTCGGGATTTCCACTCGCAAAGTTCACGGCATCGAGGTATCGCACAAAGGTGCGCTTGCGAATCAACTTCACGCCGATCAGGTCATCGTAGTTCCTGATCTCCGCCGAGAACATGCCGTTGATGTTGGCCACTCGAATCTTGGGGCGCGGCATTGCGCCCTTGGTTGAAAGCTCAAAACCTTCGGCCTCGATCGGCAGCGGGTAATACGTCTCACCCTGCCAAACAACAGGCTGTTGAAGCTCGTTCGTGCCGGCGTGAAAGCGCAGCGGTTGCCCGCTCGGCAGCGAACTCAGATCAAGCACGAAAAGCTCGACCAAAGCCGACGGCGACAACGATTGGAGTTCGGCCGCGATCGTCATTTCAATACTCGAAGACCTGTTCGAAGGTGCATGTCAGTTCCAGCGTTCCGCCGTTCTGGGCAGTCTTCCACTGCCGGCAGACCCAGGTGCCGGTCTTCGACAGCGGCGTTGTCCAGGTGAAGGATTCGTGACCGCCGCGATCCTCAAGGAACGCAACGATCTCTTCGATCACTTCTTGATTACGCTCGAACTTCAAGCTCCAGTTCGCCGGCTTGTAGTTGATGCCCGCAGGCGTGCGAAGCTCGTAACCGTCACCGAACTTGGTGACGTTCACGTTTGGCTTTACATCCTGCTGCGATCCGCGATCCGGATGCCAGGTGAACACAGGCTTAGTCATGTTGGCGATTATAAGTCATGGGTTACTTAGCCAACAAGCCGCCAGGGCGCTGCTGGTTCACAAGTTCGCCGCGAACCACGTCACGCACCTTGCCTGCGAGTTCTTTCCAGCGTTGCGGGTCGTCGCCAGCAGCGTCAGTCGTCGAGCCGTCCTTGTTCACCACAATGCTGATGTTCACGTTGCCAGCGCCCTGTCCCACGTTTGGCGGCAGCTTCATGGTCACGGGAATGCTGCGGCCGTCAGGCAGCGGCACATAAGCCTCATTCATGCGGCCTTCGCCAAACAGCGCCAGTTGTGGCCCTGTAGCAATGCCGCCATTGGCGTACTTGTTCAGAGACAGCGGGCCGTAGTCACTCATGATGCCGCCGTTGGCAGCCACCATAGTGACTGGCATGGCTTGAGTCGCGGTCGAATCGAGAATTGCGCCGCCCTCAGAGCCGCCCAGGCCACCGAACAGCCCAGTGATGCCCTTGACGCCGCTTGCCGTGGCCACGTTCATCAGAGCGTATGCGGCAGCCTGGGCCGCTGCGGTCAGCGTTCCAAGCGTTGTGGTGGCGGTCACGGTAGTGGCGTTCTTGGTCTGCTCCACCGTCTCGCCGAACAGCATGTTCTTGATGCTCTGCCACATGCTCTGGGCGAACCGCACGATGGCGTTGTCGCTCAAAGAATCCATTGCGCCGCCAGCCTTGTCGGTCGCTTCCTTCAGATTCTTCATGGACTCATTCACCACATCGCCGGCGGTCTTGGCCGCCAGAGTGCCGGTGTTGCGCGGATTTGCCGCCTCGATGCCCTGAGTGATCGCCTTGCCGAAACCACCAATCATGTTGGCGATCGGCTCGGCAAACTGGCGTTGCAGGAACACCTTGTAAACCTGCATGGCCATGTCTGCGACCATCTTGCGCCACTCGACCTTGCCGCCTGTAGTGGCCAGAGCGATGTTGTCGATGATGGTGTTGGCCCACTGCGCCGTCAGCTTGTTCATCTGCTCGGTCGTGTCTTTCCAACCGACCACCATCTTTTCAAGCTCGGTCTGCCGTGCAATCCGGTCACGGTTGATTTCAGCCTGACGACCCAAGCTGGCGCTGGCGCGAACGCGAGAGATTTCATCCTCAAGCTGCTTGCGCTTGTCGGCCGACAGTTCTTCCTGATCCAGAATCTTCTGGATTGCGGCAACCTGAGCCTTCTCTTGGGCGTTGATCTCTTCCAGGCGCTTGCGATGCTCGGCGTCTTTGGCCTCTGTCGCGGTCTGTGTCGCCTTGATGACTTCGAGTTGCGAGTCGCGGAACTTCTTCTGTTCGTCCGCAGCGAAGTTGACAGAGGAAGCGATCACCGTATCGGCCAGCGCTTCACCACGCAGCTTGCGGTATTCGGCGTAGTCCTTGCCCGCTTGCAGAACTTGCTTGCCCAGACGCTCGAAGTGCTTATACATCGTGGTCAGAGACTGATCTGCCTTGGCAAGACCCTCCGACTCCAGACGCACCATCGCCGCATTCATGCTCTCTTGAGCGGCGGCGGCCTGGCGCGAAGCATCGCCCAAGGCGCGCTGTTGGGCGGCCGTGTTCTCGATGCCCGACTTCGCGTTGATGATGCGGATGGCAAGCTCTTGCTCGGCCGCGCTCAGACCTTTCAGACTGCCAATGAACTCCTCAACGGTCTTCTTGCCGCTCAGGACTTGCTCTTTGAATAGGTCGAAATACTTCTTCCGCTCTTCGAGCTTTCCGAAGTAGTCCATCTCGATCGCGCCAGTCTCGGAGTTCGTGCCCTTGCTGACATCGAACTTGCCAGACGCTGCTTCCTTCAGGAAGGAGACGGTTGCTTCTTGACGGATGCGAGCCAGATCGCGCACGCCTTCTGCATAGTTGTTCAGCTTGAGTTTCGCCTGCTCCAGATCACCCTCAAGCGCTTCAGCTTCGCGGATCAGCGGGCTTTCTTTCTTCTGGTTCTCAACCTTCTTGACGGTGTTGATCGTGCCCAGCTTCTCGCCAATGCCGGCGTACTTCTTCCACTCCGTCAGCAGGCCGTCAACCTCGTTGGTCAGCGCCTCTTTCTTCGCCAGGATGATTCGCTTCTGGTCTTCGTTGGCGACCTTCATCTCGTCGTCCAGGCGACGAACTTCAGCCTGAAGCTCCGAGACGCGACGACTCACCGCCTCCTTCTGAGCGGCGTTGATCTTCTGGTTGTAGCGCTTCTCAACGGCGATGATCTTGTCTTCGCTTGCGCCGGACGAGATCAACTTGGCAACTTCTTCGTCGCGCTGCTTGCGCAGGTCAGCAATCTTGGCGCGATCGTCCTTGAGGCTGTTGGTGATCCGATCGACCACCGAGTCCTTGAACGCGGCCGCCTGAGCGCGAGTCTCCTCACGGTCAATGATGGCGGTTTGCTCGCGCATCCGACCGATCATGTCGTCGCGCAGCTTCAAGTCCTTCTCGTACTGCGCCTTGCGAGCGTCGTAATCCTTCTGAGCGTTGCGCAGGGCGACACCACGGCCCGAGTTCGGGTCGATGTTTGGATTGTCTTTCGGACGCGACGTGCTGTTGAAGTAGGCTTCAGCGGAAGCGATCTTTTTGTTCAGTTCCGCGACACGGTTAGCGTTTTCCGTCAGGTCGGCAGTGTCGGCGATGCCGCGCTTGATGCGCTTGGCAATCTCGTCGGCTCGCTCCCAGCGATTCAGGAACTCGTACAGCTTTTCGCCCAGGTACGCCAGGGTCGTGATTGCGATGGTGATCCAGCCACCGAATGCGCTCACGATGACGTTGAAACCGCGCATAGCGGTGCCCAGAGCAGTCAGGCCGGTCGTTGCTTTGACCGCAGCAGCAGCCTTTTGGTTCAACTGCGACACCACCTCTTTCGAGTGGTTGGCTGTCGCTTGAATCAGCGCAATGTCGGCCGCTTTGACCGATGTGCCCGCACGAACAGCCGCAGCCACGCGATCGGCAGCCGCAGCGCTTTCCTGCATGGCAATGGCGGCGTTTCGCTCCGCCACCGCTTTTGTCTGAATCTCCGTGATGGCTTCGCGAGTCTTGGCAATCTCTTCGTTGAGACGAGCAATCTTGGCTTGCGACCACCCTGGAGCTTTCGCTTCCAGAACCTCCACCTGACGAGCCATGCGAGCCTGTTCGGCGTACAGTTGGCCGGCAAGCTGCGTTGCCTTCTGCGCGGAGTTGTAACGCTCGGCCGCAACTCTACGAACACCCTCGGCTTCCGATTCCAGCAACCCGGCTTTCAGGCGTGCATTCTCGCGGATTTCGCCCACTTCGGCGCGGTACAGAGCGGCCCGCTCCGACATCGCACCTTTGATGCTCGAACCCAGGGCGGCCAGCTTCGATGCGCCGAAGTAGAACAGCAGCAGTTCGCCAGTGACCTTGATTTGCTGACCGTACTCCTCGAAGAAGCCGACCAGCGACCGAACAGCAGAAATTGTGGACGCAAGTGATTCGCCAAGACTGTTGGCCAACTTCTTCGCGCCCATTTCGTCGAACAGGCCGATCAGTTCTCGGAGGCTCTTCTTGGCTTCCGCGAAGAAGTCACCGTCCGTGGAGCCGTCGCCGGCGATCTGGACTTTGAACAGTTCGAACTTGGTCTTCAGCAGCGAGAGCATGCCCGACCATGTGTTCATCATCTCCTTGGACGCACCATAGTTCTCGACGATCATCGCCGCGAACATACTGTTCAGCGCGCCGGTAGCTTCGACCGTGCCCTGGCTCACCATCTTGGCGAACTGGCGAGTCGAGCGGCCGGCAGATTCAGCCATCAGGTTGATAGCGTTTGGAACGGCTTCACCCAACTGCTGACGCAGTTCTTCCATCGACACAACGCCCTTGCCGGCCATCTGCTGAATAGCGATGGAGGCGCGGTGCAGTGTCTCGGAAGTGCCGCCGAAGCGAGCGACAGAATCTGTCAGCGCCCGCATTGCGATGACAGACGGGTCAAGGCCGCCCGACTTCATCTTGACGAATGCGTCGGTCAGAGCCTTGACTTCGAAGGGAGCATTCTGGGCGATGTTGAAGACGTACTTGACGTTCGACAGCGCCTCCGCCTGGCGGGCAGCATTGGATGTCTCCTTGCTCATGCCTTCCATGAGCTTCGTCAGGCGCTCCATTTCGCCGGCCGACTTCAAGACGGCGGTCGGCAACGACAGGAAGATGTCGTTGATGTCCTTCAGGGCGAACCGCAGAAGCGACAGCGTAAAGATGGTGTCTCGGAAGGAATTGCCGAGCGAGAGGAAGCGGCTTTCCATCGAGCGAACCGAGTTGTTCGTCTGCTCGATGTTCCGACGCATTTCGGAGAGCAACTGACCATTTTTCGTCGTCTTGATCGAAAAGTCGTTGTCATCCAGGGTCATTACGACCTTGATTTCACCGCCAAGCATTTCAGTCCCTTCTTCTTATCCCATCATGGCCGCTGCCAGCATTCTCAGTTCATTGAACCCCTCCTGATCTCGCTCCGCACTCGGAACAATCGGTTCTTTACTCACTTCTCCAAGCTCAATGACGAGCTTTTCGTGGAACTCCTGAAGCCCTTCCGGACTCTGCACGTTCGCCGCAACAGAAACGGCTCGCATGTCGTTCTCAGCCTGAATTCGCCGCACGTTCTCACTCATGAGCCAGAACGATTTGATCGGCAACTTCATGACATCCCAGTAGGACATCGAATAGAAGTGGCAGACTCGACAGAACAGGAAACCGAAGTCGATCTCCCGCTCTGGCAAGCCTTTTAGACGTTTCCCGCCTGCTCCTCGGCTTCACGCTCCGCCTTGATGATCGTCTCAGCGTCAACGCCGCGAATGAATGCGGTCAGGCCGCGAAGCTGATCCAGCGACAGGTTCATCAGCGTGTCTTCCGTGATCTCCGGAATGGCTCGCTTGATCAGTGCAACCGTCGCAGAGATTTGCTTGGCGTAGCTCGTCTCTTTCTCCATCTCCTCGGCCACCCGAGTCGTTTCGATGAAGTCCTCCACCGACATTTCCTTGATCGAATACGTATTGGCTCCGATCTGAACTTCGCGTTTCTCCTTGCCACTCAGTTCATTCAGGTTCAGCAGTTTGGTCATCATTACTCCTTGTTCCAAAAGAAAAAGCCCCGCACGAGGCGAGGCTTCATTTTACACAAAGTCAGTCAGTTGTGACAGACTTTGATCCGATCAATAACCGCCGACTGCGAACAGACGACCGCCATTTGCGGAGTCGGGGTAGCCGTTGAACTCCACGTTGTAGATGCGCTCGTTCTCCAGCTTGTAGGCAAACTGAAGAGCGCCAGAGGTCGCGGCCAGCGGGATGAAGAAGTCTTCCGACTTGTCATCAGCAGCCTTGCCCACCGGATGCAGGCGCAGTTCACGGGCGATCTGCAACAGGTCGGTGCCGACGCCGTTGGTAACGGTCACGAACTTGCTGGATGGCTCCACACCGCCGGACAGGGTAGCGCCCGACAGAGTGACCTTGCTGCCAGCGGTGCCGGCACCCAGGGTGAAGCCGTTGCCTTCGACGCCCTTCATGCCAGCAGTGCCGGACACCAGAGCCGAACCGAAGGTCACGGACACCACAGCGCCGGAAGCGGCGTAGGTGGCGGCGGCGACGGCCGGATCATTCGAGGCATTCAGAGCAGCAGCGAGAGCGGCAGCGGTGCCGGCGGCGTTAGCGCCGAGAGTCACTTCGCCGTCAACGGTGGCTTGGGTCTTGAAGGTGATGGTCTTGCCGTTCACCACGATGGTGTCGTTGGACGACGGGTTCGTGGCGATCGTGATCGAGCCAGTGGCAACAGCACCGCCGACAGTGGTCAGCGTAGCGCCAGGCATGATCGCAACCATGTTTTCGAGCGTGGTTTCAGCCAGGGGAACCTTCGCCATCACGTCACGACCCATGATGTACTCATTGATCGTGGTCTTGCCGAACTGATCGACGTTGACCTTGTGGGTGTCGGTTTTCACCTGCACTTCGACGCCGCCCTGGGTGTAGCCCAGGTCAACGCCATCAAAGAAAACCTGGCAGACGCCAAGTTTCACGTTTTTTGTACTAGATGCCATTCAAAGCTCCTTTGCAAAGGGGTTTTCGTAAGTCAGGCATGACTCACTCGCGTGGGCGGGAATATACCATAAAATGATTGAAAAGTCCAGTATTACAGGAGCGAACGTGCGACATCAATCAAACGTCCCATCATTCGCTCGCTGACTTTCTGAACTGCTCGTTCCAAGAAGCCACCTCCAACTACTTCTTTCGACGCCTCTTGCTTGGCTTGCGAATGCTTGCCCAGCTTCATGAACCCGTAAGGGGTCAGGTGCTGGTGAATTTCCCAAGCATAGTCAGAAATGTGCTTCCCTGGGCGTTCCGGCACTTCCATGTCGCCGTCCACGTAGACCTCAATAGTCTTCTTCTGGAATCGGCCCATGCCGTTGCGGCCGCCGACCTCGCGCACTTTGATCGCTTCCTCAAGGTTGCCGTGGTCGATTGGTGCCATTTCTTGCGCGAGCTTCTGAATCGCTTCGCTTTCCTTGCGCATCTGGTTGATGACGCCCCGAACAGCCTTCTGCCCGCCCTGCTCCAGCAGATAGCGCAACTCGTCGATGCCGGTGACGGTGATGCTCATTGGCAGAAGCAAATGTCGAACTTCACCAGCGCCTCGACAAAGTTGCCCTCCGAGACGGGGAAGACCACTGGCAGATGATTGGGCAGCAGGTGCTTTGCCTCAATTGGGCCGATGGTCACGTTGTACCCCTTCAGCGCCTGCGTTGCCTGGTTGGCCATCGCAACCGCTTCGGAATGGCTGTGCGAGCGGCAGATGACAGAGAACTCGGCCTTGTAGTAGCCAGGCAGTTCGTGGTCGATCATAGTGCCTTGCAGCGGACTGCGCAGAAGGATGCCCTTCTTGCACTCAACCGGCATTGCATGAACGAAGATCGACTTTGCGCGAACGCCCAAGCCGGCTTGTTCGAGCTTCAACGCAATAGGTTCGAGTTCCATTTCAACTCCAGATGGATGCCTGAATCTCGAAGTGGTCGAGGTTCCCCTGCACGTCGAAGCGAGGGAATTTGGCTTTGATCTTCAGCGACTGACCCGCCACATCCAGGATGTCGTCAATGTCAGCCACAGTGTTCTTTGTCAGCAGGATGATCGAGTCAGCATGCAGTTCCCGTGCGGAGCCGCGAGAGGCAGACGTATCCGCCCGAACGGCAGACTTGACGTTTTCAATAATGAGCTTGACCACGGCGCAGCGCTCACGCACTCGCTTGGCTGGAAGCGGCTGACCGTACAGATCAGTCTCACCATTTGCCACATGGATCACGCAATCCAGATTAGGCTTGAACATGCGCCCTCACTTTCGCGGTTGCGTTGTAATGGAAGATCACGCGCTCGGCCCAAGCCCACGACTGGTGCTTGTCGCTTTCGCCGGAGATCGAGAAGATCGCGCCGTTGTAAGCGTGATCGGGGTTGTCGTAGTACACCTCCGCTAGATCGCCGCTGTCGGCAATCTGCTCGATTGTGGTGTGAAGCCACTGACGGTACGCGAACTCACGAGCCATGCTGCCCACCAGATCGGTCGCACTGAAGCGCCGGCCGGCAGGCGTCTTCAGCACGAACGCCGGCGACTCCAGCTTCTTCTGAAGCAGCAACCCCATCCCGCCGTGGGCATCCTTGACGCTCTTGGTGGCGACTTGCGAAACGCCCTTCATCGCCGCAACCATCTGCTGAATGTTCTGCATCGTTGCGTGATTCAACTCGTTGCCGAACGCGACAGACAGGTCTGTAACGCGGCCAGCATCAATCTGGTCGAGGTAGGTGGTGACTGTCTGCATGGCGCTCTGCAAGAACGTCTCTCGCAGCGCGGCAGCTTCGCTCTTGAAGTCATTGATCATGCGCGGGGAGACTTGCGCGCCTGGCGCGATCGCCAGCAGATAGCGGCCGGCAAGCGCAAAAAGGAATACCTCGTATTCCCTCTTGAACCGTTGCGCAAAGTCCTCGTAGATCATCCCGAGCGTCCAATCCGCTTGTTGAACGTGACGTAGTAGCTCAGGTAGCCAAGTGCGCGGCGACAGACAGGCAGTTGCAGAGCCTTGCCCGTGCGGAACATTTGGCGGCTTTCGCCCACTTGCTCCATCACCAGACCCGACTGACGCTTC